TTGTGTTTCTTCGTTCATTGCGAACCTCCTATTTTTAAAGTCGTCCCCGACTGTATAATTCCATGGCTTTTTACGTCTTCAATGCTCGGACAATCAAAAAACCGCATCGAATTCGACACGGTTTATAGCAATTTACAGTGATTTATAGCAGTCTATTCCTGCAAGTCAAGACTCTGGATCACCTCCTAATCTTTAATAGCGCGATTTGAAACTTTAGCATATACATCCACATAAGTCTCTTTCTTGTCTCCGTTATGCGTGATTTCTGCATAATCTCCACAAGGTGCGCTTGATGTAATTGCGTTCGTACTAACAAGAGCTTTCCAGTTTTGCAGGGTCTTGCTAAACCAAACTACAAAGCAGTCTTCTGTTTTGATTTCACGACCCGAAAGACGCGAAAATTCTTGTGATGCTAATGCTTTTGCTTTTTCTAACATGCTTTTTTCCTCCAAAAATATAATATAAAAAGCTCACCTAAACGGTATATTAGCGAGCATGACACACGCAACCCGGCATTGTGTGCAATTTTTTAGGCACTTGTCGTAAAGTGTTATCCAAACCGTTTATTTTCTAGTGACTGACAGTACGACCTGACCCACTCGGGAAATACCAAAAAACATACTCTATGAGTTATTTTATAATTGGATGTTTTCTATCTCTGCTCGTAATTCCAAGTAGTATAAATACTGGCCCATAGCTGCTTTTTGCTGTTTCAACAACTCTAGAGAACAATTTGGCTCAAAATCAAGTGTTCCAGCTTCATACTTAATAACCATTTTATGTAATTTTGTATATTTATCTTTAAGAGAATGATACTCATCTACAAATCGCTTTTGGTAATCTTTCATTTTTTCAATCCTTTCTTTACACCCTCAATCACCCCGCTAATTAACGTGAAAATCAGCATAAAAATAACAAACACCAGCAGCAAGAAAAACAACCACCCAAAAGTAATTGTTATCCAAATCCATATAAACATATTTTTCTCCTTTCTTTAAGTATAAGAAAAGCACCTAGGTTATTCTAAGTGCTTGATTTTTCAATCATATCTTTTTACAAAATTCTGTCGCCGTCAAATCGGGATTCCTCTTTAAAAGTTGACGTAAGGCATTTGCTCTCCCCTTATCTTTACTAGTATATTCTATTGGAATTCCATAAGTACTAGTATAATCATCAATAAAACTGTAATCAATCTCAGATTTGCGATGATTTGTCAATTGTCTCAAGATTTCGTTGGGATATAACGTTAAAATAGATTTCCCCATTCTTTGCAACTCATCATCACTTGCCGACTTAAGAAAAGCGATACAATCCTTCATCGGACAAAGACCGCTATTGAATAATACTTGCACTCGCACTTCTGGAGTATCTTTGAAAGGTTCTAAAAATCGCTCTTTAATCATATATTGCCTCCGCTACTACTTTGGTGACACTTCCTTTTGTTTTGATATCAATAATTTTGAATTTAGATTCTGGATCAAATAAAAACTCTTTTTCGTGTGAAACATCACTTAACTCACCAATATACTTCCCTTTGGTATAGCCTTTTGGAACTGTAATCTCAAACCGATATTCCCTGCCTCCGTCGGCAAAATCATCAATAATAGTTTTATCCAAGGAAGTGCTCATGAACCCTCGGTCTAGAATGGTGTTTTTTCCAATTTGCAATTCAGAGTAAATATCCTCTCTATCCCAAAAAGAAATTCCACGGTAAGTTTTAAATGATTTTTCAGGGACAAAATCATTAACAGTTTTCAGAATATCCATTGCTCGTGAAGCTTCTTTTATCGTTTCTTTGATATAAGGTTTATCCTCATCATAAGCCAAACGATAAACTTCTTGTTCATAATTCTCTTTACCGTTTCTCAAGATACCGTTGATTCTAGTATAACCTTCTTCTCGTGTATAATAGTTTATCGCTTTCTTCTGCTCCTCGCTAAGTCCATTATACCACTTTTGATAAGATTTCTGTTGTTTGAAAAAGTTATCTATTTCGCTTGCTTTATCAGCTATAAATATTTTATTATTTTCTTCGTGTTCGATAGCCTCTTCATTGTTCTTAACAATTTTCTCATCTTTGACATACTTGTCATACCAGTCATCATAACTCATATCCGCTGGCACAAGCATTGTCTTGCCTGTTTCAGGGTCACGCGCTCGACGTTCTAAATTACTTAAATCCATGTCGTCAAAATGCGCGACAGTTGTCGATCGACACCAGGGATGTAATGGTGGATAATTGACACCCGTTTTGCGTTCCGAAACCTTATAAACTTTATTATCGTGTTCACGACAAATTGCCGATGTACGTTTGTCTAAGATTGCGATAAAACGATAATATTCAATGTCAGCTTCTTCATAGCTTAGAGCTTCCATTTCATTATGAAAAAAAGCTGATTCTGTTCGAACCAATCTACGCGCATTATTCCGGCCAGCATTAAACCGCTCTAAAATGATATTGATCACATCACGATTGCTGCGCCCGGTCATGAGACTAACTAGAAATTCGTTTTTTAGCTGTCTAGCAAGCTCTCCTGTGTTGTTCCAAATACGCCCTGAGTAATTACCCCCCGACCATTTTAAACGGCTTAAACGTTTGATTTCAGGTTCTGGTAATGTGTTGAAATTATACGCCAGTCCCGTGTGTTGTTGTAAGTCAAAAGTAGCTCGGTTGTAGCTGTCTTTCATAAATTCTTGATAGAACTTATCAGATTGTTTCTTCTCAGCTTGATACATAGCATTTCGCAGTCTATCTACTTGTTGGCTCAACTCATTGAATCGATTTAAACGAAAAGCATATGCTCCACTATCCATATCAGCAAGCAACTGATTGATGTTCGGGTCGTCGGGACGCGCTTCAAGAATTTTCCGCATTTCTGACAAGTTCTGTTTGCCATTCATATCCTTAATAACTTTTCGTGCATCTGTTTCAGATAAGCCGTAATCACGTTGAAATTTATCAAAAACTTTATCAGCTTGTCGGCTTAAATACTGCTGCGCTTCGTTGTATATCTTGTCAATGTCATCAGCCTTAGATTCTGCTTTATCCATTTGTCGGTAGATTAAGTCAGCTTTGCGACGCTCCCAATATTTCGAATCATTCTTCACCATTTAGCTCATCTTCTTTCTTTGGATGAGTATTTTCTTGGTTGAACTGCGGAAACTGTTCCGCATTTTCTTCTTTCTGTTCTTGCAATGCTTCAAGTTCTGCGTCAGGGTCTTCCACAAATGGCAAAAGAGAGATTAACTGACGCAAGCTAACCTTGCCATCCAAATTATTGATAATTTGCGAAATTTCAAGCAAATTCTTTGGAAGTCCGCGACTAAATTGCGGAACAATTGACTTTGCATCGATAGAAATCTGCGCCATGCCTAAATAATCCGCAAAAATCTTTATTCGCTGGCGAAGCCCTCGTTTATAGTTCGCTTCTTTAGTCTTTGTAATCATCTCTAAGCCTAACAACTTATACTCCATTGCAACGCCTGAGCTATTACCTGCGAAGTTCTCGTCTGTCAAGTTTGGCACATGGCTAAATGTGTAGATGTCTTCTTTCAAGGCCTTTCGCAAGATTTCAGTTGCGTTTTCGTCCAGGGCATTTTTCAAGAAATCAGCCTTAGCATCTGCTGGCAACTCCAAAAGACCTTCTTCAGCAAGTATACTCATTGCCTCTCGTGCTTCTTCTTGGTTATCAGCCAACTGAGCACCGTACAATACAAGAATAGACTCAACTGCCTGCTCCTTGTCGTTGACTCGGTTTCCCATCAATGAATTATAAGCATCAATCAAGCTAATCTGTTGCTCGTAATCACCAATTGCAAAGTGATTATTTCGGTATTCGATGATTGGAATTTGACCAAGATTATGTTCTTCTACATTCTCATTCTGCGTCGTTCCTTTGCTCGAATCACGCAGCACGATGTGATAATGCAGATTTTGAGTAAAGACTTCTGCTTGATACTTAGTAGCATCTTTCGTATCGTCTTTAATTTCGTAGTAGTACACCGCAAAAAGTGCTTTGCGTTCAATGCTATCATCGTATACAAGAAATACATTCTCAGGGTCCACGCTAGTCGAATCTAGTTCAGTCAGTCCTTCTTTAGCATAGATGTATTCGTAAGCACGTCCATAGATAGCCATGTTCAGAGCGTTCTGCGCATCCACTTGGTCTATTTCAGCGCCATCGAAAGCTTCAAGCAAAGGCTCAAGGTCGCTCTCAGCAGTGTTGTTATACTTGATAGGATTACCCATAAAATAGCCCGTAGACGTGTCCGCAATGTCCTTAGCGTGATTAGCTACCGTCTTGTAATTCGGTGCATTCTGATTCCTTCTCGTGTGATTCAAGATAGCATGCTCACCCAAGTAGTATTTCTTCAAATCACGCAAGCGACTGCGTTCTTGTGTGTGCTTGCGAATCAGCTTGTAAATCAATTCTTTACTCAAAGCTGTTTCATCGTATCCGTCTCGTGGATAAGTTAAAATCTGATACATTTAATTCCTTTCTATAAGCCGTAACGCGATTTGCGTTTGACTTTGGCTTTTGCATTTCTCATATCATCTTCAAACGCGTAGCGCGTGCTATCGATTGTGTGGTTGTCTTTGTCTTCCAAACGATTATGAGGATTGCCGTCCTTATCCGTTTCGTAGTCAATATTTTCAAATTCTCTGGCAATGTTCGGCGTGCGTTTTGGATCAATAACAATTGCGTCTAAATCATCCAACCACTTTTCTCCAAACTCAACACTATCAGGCCCTTTCTTAACCTGTATAACGCGAGATATACCGTATTCGTAGCGTAACTCATCGTTTGACTTCGGCTCTACTTCGGCATGAATCACATCGTACTGATAGCCTTTTTGTTTTAACTTTTCAGCTAACATACGATTGCTAATCTTCACGCCATAAATCTCATCGACGGCATAGATAGTCCGACGTTTTTTGTCGTAGTGCCAACGAACGAAAGCGAGCGGATCATTAGCATAACCATAGTCAATGCCGTTTCGAATGTTATCAAAGCTCTTATATTCATCATCTGTAATCGTTCGAAAAACTAAGTTGTCAAACGGTACAACTCCCGAACCAACAGCTTTACCTAAATACTCCCAATCATAACGAATTTGAGAACGTTCACGAGTTGCTTCAGCTTCTGCAATAAATTCTTTGGAAATAAAAGGATTATCAAAATAGGTTGAATGATGTACATAGGTGTTCTCCGACTGGATAACACTCTCATATTTCTTGTTAACCCATGACTGCTTACGTTTGGGTGGATTATATGAAAAAAAGAACTTGTAAAAAAGTCCTTTTGGTAATTCTCCACGTAAAAGCGAGTTCGTAATAACTTTAACTTCATCTTCGCTCTTAAATTCAGCCAATTCTTCAATCCAAGCAAACGCAAACGGAAAACGACTATCTTTCAAGGATTTAATTCGTTCTGGCTCCTGTGCACCACGAAAGATAATGTAATTTCCTCTCGGAAGATAAGTAATTCGTAAAGGAGATTTGTTGAATCTAAAAAATTGCTCTACTCCTTGCTCGTAAATAGCCCATTTAAGCTGTTCATAAACGGATTGTTCTAAGGTATTGTCTACTTTACGGATGCAAACTGCGTTACTAGCATAGCGCATGACAAGCTGAACCAAAATATGAGCTATATCCGATGATTTACCAGAACCACGTCCGCCTTTACAGATTATATTTAGAAACCTTCGACAAGTTGAAGCACGCCATACATCGTGAAATTTAGCGGGCAAAAAATCAGATATTTTTTTAGCCGTCATCAAAACCACCAATATCATCAACAAATGTAACCGATGTATTCACTTCTGCTTCCACTTTATCTGTAAACAGTCTATAACGCTTGCCTAGTAACTCTGCCGCCTTCGTCCTAGATTGCACACTCGGCACCGCATCAACAACTCTCTGCGTCCCTTCGCCATCCAATACAAGTAAAGGTTCTGTTTTCTCGCCGCGCATTACTGCTGTCAAATATTCCATAACTTCCTGTTGGTCTGCCACACGTTCGGATTTTAGTTGTTCAAGTCGTTCGTCTATATAAGCTTTAACGTTAGCATTTGCTAGCAATCTACTTCCATTAGCTCTAGCCACTGAATCTTTTTTAATGCTTGGATAAGCTTTCTTATAAGCCTCTGTTGCATTCAAGCTGATGATGTACTCATCGGCGAATATTTTTTGTTTTTCAGTCATCCCATTTTCCACCACCTCAATTCTTTTTACAATACAAAAAGCCACCAAGTAGGTGACTTTTCAGAGAGATTATTATGAAAAAACTAGATTGCCACATGGCAATTGCGAGAGTGGGATTCGAACCCACGACCTCTTGGTTATGAACCAAGCGAGCTACCCGCTGCTCTATCTCGCGTTGAAGAATCTAGGGGTAGTTCCTAGATTCGCAAATATTATAAGGAGTTGTCGTTTTACCTAAAACCGATGATACAATAATATCACGAAAAAGGTGACACAGGAAGCGTTTTTTGTGTCACTTTACTGTAATTGGGCAAATTTTTCTAAAATCACACGTCTTTTTCGGTAAATTGTCTTTCGGCTCATGTGAAGTTTAGCTCCTATTTCTTCCCAAGTGTAGTAAAAAATGCTCGTTGTATTCATCCAACGCAAGTCAAAAATTTCTTTTTGCTCTTCGTCCAAATCTTTCAAAAAATGCTCAACTGTTTCTTTGAATAATTCCAAATTCTTTAACTTCACATCTTTACTAAATTTTACAATCGTTTCTTCCGTCGGTCTTGATACAGCATTAGCCTTACTACCACCAAAGTTCACATCAGAGTTGTACGGAAATTGTAACTCTTCTCTTCTCATAGCTATCTCACGATTGATTGTAGCATACCGAAGTAATTTATTATCTAAAGCGTTGAGCTCTGTTTCTGTAATCTTCGTACAAATCACCCCCTAAATAATTCTACCCGTAAATACTAACGTGATTGTACCTGTGCCGTCTTTGTTATCCGATAACAACGCATGACAATCCGAACCATATTCAACACCGTCAATTGTAATACTTCGCTTCGTTTTATCAACGTGCACGATTGCGTCGCTAAATGTTTTAATCCTCATAACACGCCCTCTAATTCTTTAATTCTGTCGTTGCAGAAACGTATTCGATATTTTAACCATCTGTCTTCTAGCGCAGTCATGTGTACTTCGTGCGAGAACGAACTTTTGCGCTTTTTGGAATCTAATTGTCTTTGGTATCTGTCTCGTGCTTCTATCCATAGAGCGCGTGCACCTAGTTTTGTGTAAGGTATTTTACTCATTTCATTCCCTCCGCTTGTTTTTCTAACCAGCCGAAAAGTAATCCAAATTGATTCACCACCAGTTCATTATCGTTGTACTTTTTGCAGATAACATTGATTGACTCCACTACCCAGAACCAATATGCCTGCGAGCCGAACCCCACCTCTTGAGATTTTTGATTGCTAGCCTGCATCCATTCAGGGATTTCACGACTAAAAAAATCTATGTAATTCATTCTAGTTCCTCAATTCTGATATAGATGCCCACCGTGTCAGCCCAAAACTTTTCAACAATCTCGCTAGCAACCAGAGCGTCATCTTTCCAGTAGCCTAGCTTCGTCATGCAGTCCTTGAGTAACTTCTGCAAGTTATCCGTGTCTGGCTTCGTCGTTTTATACTGGCCGTTATAACTTTTTTTAATTCGTGGGAAGCACCACTTTACTGTGAGCCTTACCGCGCTAGTATACATGTCGGGTGGTACATGCTGGGCTAGAAGCGAGAGAAATTTCTCTCTAGCGACTTTCAGTCTTTCTGGTTCGTATACTTGTGGTTTACCATTCTTAACCGCGACTTTTTTCTGCTGGTGTGTAGTAGTTGGTATTTTTTTCATCGGTAAGAAAAATTCAATCATCTGTTATTTCCTTTGCAAATTGCCACGCCCACGATACAGCAGACTTTTTAATTTTTTCTTTGGTTAATCCACCAGGTACATTTCTGTTATGTCTTTTAAGTTTTTCTAGCGAGTTATAATCATGATCGCCTAAGACCAAATTTCCTGTACTGGATTGCTGTACTAACGTTTTAAATAATCCATTTCCAACAGGGATGGCAACTGTGTAACGTTTTTCGGGGTCTAAATCAACATCGTCAATTTTTGCACGAAATTCCAAAACTTGACAATACGTTTGCATAGCATGACACTGTGTTTTTAAGACTTCGATAGGATATTGCAAGTCCCATTCTTGAGTTTCTCCTTTGTCATATTTTTCGATAAAGTTCTCTAGTCTATATAATCGTGTTTTAAGTTGTTTATATTCTTCAATCATTCGTTTTTGATAATCATACATTTTTATTTTACCTTTCTGATTTTACATATTTTTATTTGCTGACTTTAGCACCCTTTGCAAAAGATGAGACAAAGGATAAAGGGGCAGGACTTACAGCCCCTTTTCCTTTTCTCTTTTGCTTTTACGAAGGAAAAGTCCTTTTAATAACTCTGTAAGAGTTATAGCTGTTTTTTTCACGGAAAAAAATATAAATTTCTTATTTTTTTCCTTTTTTCGTATTTGTGAAAATTTCTTATTTTTTTCCCTGTTTTACAACGGAAAATTATAAGACAGAAAGGGGAATAATTTCTTATTTTTTTCCTTTTTTCTATTTTTCCATTTCTGGATTTACCTTGAAAATAATCCCTTTTTTGACATCAAATCCTTCATGTTGTTTGATGTAATTTCTGATAGTTCTTTCAGAATCTATAGCTAAATATTCTTGTATTTCTTTCACAGTAACAGGTGTAGATCCATCAAAAAGAGCTGAATAAGCTGTTTCAAGTTTCTGCTTTCGTTCATCTGCTTTTTGTTCCTTGGACTTCCAACCACTACGTGCTTTCGCTGCCTTAGAGTGTGAATTATCTTCCAACTGAATATCCGCCAGCACTCCTGTTTCATCCACGCTATGCACTGGATAGCTAAACCACATATTGACTGGCTTGAACTTGGCAAATTCTCGAAGCGTACCTTCTACACGCCAAGCAGTCGCCATTTGGATAGCGTTGCGTACACGCTTTAGCTCTTCTTGGTATGGAGAACGAACAAGTACATCCGAAACGCCTTTCTCGAAATGTGTTCGCATTTGAGCAGCACTTTGCAAGTCGTCTAAACTAACGTGCTGTTGATAGTAATCGTTATTGCGCTCTTGCAAGGCTTTTTGATAAACTTTGCAAGCTACTTGATTTAATCGTTGCGTAGTTAGTTCTTCGGTTACTTCCAATTCCACTAAGTCAATGAGTGCATCAGGGTCGCGAGCGAATACTCCAGAACCACTAGCTCTATCCATAGACTTCTTACCACCTTGTGCGCCTTTTGAATGATGGTGACAGTAGATAACACTACAACCTAGCTCTGTCGCTACTTTGTCAAACTGGTTCGTAAAGTGTGCCATTTGGTCTGCAGAGTTTTCATCACCCGTCAGGACTTTATAAATCGGGTCAATGATGACTGCAATATAATTCTTTTTCAACGCCCGACGTATCAACTTGGGCGCTAGCTTGTCCATTGGAACGGTCTTGCCACGCAGATTCCAAATGTCGATATTGTTGATATTATTTGGCTCTAATTCCATAGCTGTATATACGTCTTTAAATCGATGTAAGGCTGATGGTCTATCTAACTCTAAATTGACATAGAGGACACGACCTTGAGCACATTCCCAACCGAGCCACTTCTTACCTTCTGCGATTGCAATCGACATCTCAATCAATGCGAATGACTTACCTGCTTTTGATGGTCCAGCAATCAGCATCTTATGACCTTGGCGCAGAACGCCTTTTATCAACTCAGGCGCCAACTCTGGCATATTATCCCAGCTATCAGCCAAGCCTTCGGGATCTGGCAAATCGTCGTTCAAGTCCTCAATATACTGGAACCATTCTTCATAGTTAGCTTTTCCTATATTGGTATCAATCAAAAATTGCTTATGCCCGTTTCTAGTGACCCCAGGCATCCGGGACAGCCGACTTGGATTGCGGTTTTGAACGTCAATATCTAGCCCGTTCTTTTTACAGATGGAATAGATATAATCAACACGTTTTCGGTACTCTTGATAATCCCTAGCATCCACTCGTACGATAGCATGAATGGATTTCTTGCCAGAGTAAACCAAGGCCGCCACAGGCAATTCCAGCTCACGAATGATGGCGTTTTGCTTGGCTAGATCCATGCTGTCGGATTCTACCAAGGCATAACGATAATCTGTCACATTGTCATTTTTGACACCTTTACCATCCAATGGATTGAACCGAATCCACGCGCCAGCTTCCTCCTTATAGTCACCAAATGTCGCTCCGATATCATCGCCATATTGCTGCAACAACCCAATTAATTCTCCAGCAGTGCGCGAATAGTCACCCTTTGTTGGCTTGTATACTATTCCGTCATCTGTTTCTATTGGATAAGTTGCGGTAACATACCCGACTTTATCTGTTGATTCAAAGAGAGTGTCTAAATATGTGATGATTTCGCGCGATGGTGACCAATTAACTGGCTCTTGGATTTCTTTACCTTCGACCCAATTCTTATCAATGACGCGATAATCTTTATCTATAGTATCGTTCCAGTCTAGCTCGTGAGCGTTTTCGCTGTCATAGGCGTATGGTGAAGTCCAACCGCGGTCTTTTGCCATTTGCACAATTGTAGCGCCTGTGACGATACTTCCTGCTTCTTCGTTAAATGTGTCCCATTTTTTGAAACACTCAAATTTCTTGTACCTGCTGTCTGCCTGTGACCAGCTATCCCAATCCGCTGCCGTATAGCCTTCGTGCTTGAGAGCCATTCCTACATTGACCCAGTCTTGATATGATAAGACAGAAGGGTCAATGTAATCTAACAGCGGCAATAAATTAAAATTTCCTTCTGTCAATTATCCTTCTCCTATTCTGGTATATATTCTCTTGGTATCACACCTCTTGGTATGCGCCAACCGTTCGCTGCAATGCGGTCAATCAACTTTCTAGCACTTTCGAACTGCCACATACCGACATTGCGGAATCCGCGCTGTTCTAAGAAGCGAATTTGTTTGGGCGTGGTCAAGCCTTCTGACTGTCGCTTGTGTAATCTATCTAAATACAAAGCAGCTTTTCCAGCATTATCGATTTCATCGGCAAAAATACCGTATTTTTCTAACGCTTTAATTTGCTTATCACTAGCAGGCGCTTGCTCCCAGCCAAAATTCGGAACATAGTTTGACAAGTCTTCTGCATGAATAGACATTTCAAATTGTAACGGGTCCACTAACTTGCGCTTCCGTTTGCGCATTTCTTCTAGCTGTTTGGCCAGTGCTTCTTCACGCTGGGCTACTACGTCCTCTGTTGCCTTGACTTCCATGTCTTGTAGGTCTAGCAGTACCCCTGTCTCTTCTTCCATGTTCTCAACCATCTTCTGCGTTACTTCTGGAGTCTCACAAATAAGGTGTGCTGGTCGGCAGAGTTCGTGGCGTTCTGTATGCCAGAGGAAGTCCAGTAAGAGCAGTTCCTCTTTTCCAGGGTGTAGACGAGTGCCACGCCCTACCATTTGACTATACAATGCCCGCACCTTAGTAGGTCGCAGCACGACCACACAATCCACTGACGGGCAATCCCACCCTTCTGTTAATAACATCGAATTACAAAGCACGTTGTAGCGGTCGTTTTCGAAATCTTCTAGTACCTCCGCCCGATCCTTTGATTCACCATTGACCTCAGCAGCTCGAAAACCTTTAGCGTTTAGAATGTCACGAAATTTCTGGCTTGTCTTAATCAGAGGTAAAAATACTACTGTCTTGCGATTCTGACATTGCTTAGCCATTTCATCAGCGATTTGCTCCAGATAAGGGTCTAGAGCTGTTCCGACATCACTAGCTTTGAAGTCGCCCGCTGACATACTGACATTAGACAGATCCAGTGTCAATGGGATTGTAATCGCTTTGATTTTGGATAAGTAACCTTCTTTAATGGCCTGTACTAGCGAGTATTCATAAGCTAAGCTGTCAAAATAACTGCCTAAGTTCTTCATATCTCCTCTATCTGGGGTCGCTGTAACACCTAGAACATCAGATTCTTCAAAGTGGCCTAGAACACGCTGATAGCCATCCGATATAGCATGATGTGCTTCATCTACTACAATTGTGTCGAAATAATTTGGTGGAAATTGACTTAGTCTCTTTTCACGTTGTAGCGTTTGAACAGAACCAACTACAACGCGATACCAAGACCCAATAGAGGTGTGTTCTGCTTTTTCAAGAGCAGTTCCTAGCCCTGTTGCTGTTTTTAGTTTGTCGCTAGCTTGCTCTAATAATTCCGACCTGTGAGCAAGGACAAGCACTCGCTTGCCCTTCTTCACTTGGTCTTCTATAATTTTAGAAAAGACAATCGTCTTCCCGCACCCTGTTGGTAAAACTAAGAGTGTACGCTTGCGACCTTGTGCCCATTCAGCTTGAACCGCTTCACGAGCCTCCTGTTGATAAGGTCTTAATTGCATACTTTACCTCCTAGAATTGTCCGGCTTGATAGCTGCCTTGTGCTTGCTGTTGTGGTTGTTGATAATTTTGTTGTGTTTGCTGGTAAGCTCCCTGTACTGATTGTTGGTAATTACCCTGTTGTACTTGACCGGGCTGATTATTCAAGACCTTAGCATAATCCACATCTTCAGGATAGAGCATAGATTTGACTTCATTGTAATTATTCCCGTTATATTGACGAGTTCCGACCTTGCAGACACCTGTTTTACCAATAATTGCGTTCCAATTCATGCGAAGAGGTTCACCTTTTTTCTTTTGTCCAATAGCAGCAAAGAAAGCTGAGAGCATACCTTCCGTTGAGCTATGCAAGAACAGGTTATGCCGTAACTCTGTTTCCCCTTCATTAGCTGAAATTTTAATGTGTACAGTTGCCTTGTTACAAGCTGGCAATTTCCCTGGATTTTGTGGATTAGGCGTGTGTCGTCCGCGTTCAAATCCTGCAACAGTAAAATAGTACAATCCGTCAGGTAAGAGGACAAATTCCGAATCTTTCTCGATTGTGTCGTCCCAGCCAAGTTCACGGTCAAAGTTGTTGTTATATTCGGTCATGTTTTATTTCTCCTTTTGTTAAGCTAAAATAGTGATATTGTCTTTGTCGACAAGTTCTGTTTTTAAGTAGTTTGCAATATTGTTGATGGCATCTAGTTTCCACTTGCCGCCGTCTGCTTCAAAGAGTGCCAGATTTGCCATGCTATTGATACGAAAGACGAATTGACTAGATGGCTGTTCCACTTCGCTGAAGGTTCGATATGGTGTCAAGGTCACAGGATTAGGTGCTTTAGCTTTTGATAAACTAGCCACACCATCACGGACGGTTGCTAGTTGACTAATACCATTGTCTTGAATCTCAGTACCTTTTTCGATTTTTAGGTGACTAGCGAAATCCAAGACCACAGCGCGATCATTCTTATCTAAGAAGAGCGATTGTAACATAATATTAAATTCTTCTTGTTTTTGCCAGCATCCGAATGGAATTGGTGGCATACCAGCCGTCACTGTTACTAGGCAAGTACGATGCGCTAGTTCATCAACTTCAGTAGCAACTTCCACCTTGTCATAGTTACTTACTTTAATAATCAGTTTTTGGCTATTAAGATTATCAAGTCCTGACTTGAGGTAGTCCACTAGACTGCTCAAGGTGTAAAGAGAGATGGATTTCGGATAGCGTTTGGGTTCAACTTCTTCCAGTCGAACATCCTGAGCATTGAAATACTCTTTGCCATTTGCTGCCTTGATAATGTTGAGTTTATTGCGATCTAAGTCAACTGCATATTCTAATGCTTCTTTGATTGATTCTGTCATTCTTAGTTACCTGCTTTCTTTTTGTTATAATCAATAATCTTGTTATTTTCTTCTTTTTCAATTTTTTCGATTAACTCACCAGTATCTGTGCGCATGTCGCCATTATCGTCAAAATATGTTTGACCAGGGATGCCGCTTTTAAGTTCGTTAGCGTGGATTCTACCTTCATCATCACGTCCGACAATCACACTTGTAGAAACACCTTTTTGTGGTGCTAATGTGGATTTGACTTCCATGCTTGTTGTTACAACAGTACGTTCGTCGTCTGTTGACATAGCTAGAGTTATAGTCAGTTTGCGCACAGCGTTAGCTTTAGTATTGAGGTCTAGAATGTTGTCTAAAACCTTTTCTAATTCCTTATCTACCTTTTCTTGTAGAGCGGTGTTAGCAATTTTTGATAAATCAATCTTGATAGTTTTATCTGTCATATGTACTCCTTTTGCTGTATTTAGCAATGATTTCTAATTCCCAGAACTTATGTCGTAGTCTCAAAGGGCAATTCTGGATCAACTCGTACTTGAGTTTTGATAACATTTAACGTTTCGCTCCAATGTGCCACAATCATATCCCAATAATCCGGTGGGAAGTTTTCAATTGGTGTGCCTAGTGGGAAGTGTCCGCGGATATAAGCCACTCGTTGTAGTTCTTTTTCTGTTACCTGTTCTTGAGCCATTAAATCACGCAAAGATTGAGGTAGGTTAGCATTATACATCTGTGGTTGTTCCTGTTGTTTAGGTGGCGCTGTGTTAGTCATATCAATCGGCAATTCAGTTTGTTCTGCTTGCGGTATGTTCTGTATTCGTTGATCAGACTGCGATTGAGATGCTTGTTCTAGCTGTGAGTTTTCTGCTGATGTCTGTACTTGTTGTTGAACAAAGATATGAGCAATACTTGAATAGTTGAAAGGCAATTCGTCTGGCAATCCATGACGATTTTTCGCATCCCACGCTGGTCTATGCTGCGTGTACATCACACGTTCACCACCCTGAGCTTTCTTCTTGCCGTTTTCAGCTGTCATGAGAATTGTTTTATAGTTGGCAAATAGAACCATATCCGCCCATTCTTTGACCAGTGGTGCTGTCTGTGAACTAGTTTTCTTACCAAGTTTTAACTCGTAACGATCATATGCTCCCATTTCGTCCGGCTGTTCGAATTTCTTCAATTGAGCGTGAGCGGTTAAGACTACGTTAATTCCTAGCTCAATCAATTCCGACAAGCTATTTAAGAAGCGCCCAATTTCTTCTCGAACATAGGTGTAGCCATTCCCCCAACCGAAATCCTCAATACCTTTTTTATTGTGCAAAGCGCAGACAGATTCAACCGCTAGACTTTCTGCCCAGTCAACCGTATCAATAACTAGCGTCTTGCAAGCATCAGGGTTTGCTTTGATAAAAGCAATCTCATTATTTAACATTGTCCAACTAGTCGGCTTGTCCAACCGAGCCACATCCATGTTATCTGTCGAACCTTCCGTGTCGATAAAAACTGCATTTGGAAATTCAGCAGCAAACGTAGACTTGCCAATTCCTTCAGGGCCGTAGATAACTACCTTTTGAGCTCGTGCCCGTTTTCCTCTAGTGATTTGCATGTTTAGTCATCCTCCATCCCAGTTTCTAACATTTTTAAGAATCTTTTAAATTCTTCTTCGTCTGATGTTTTAGTTCCTTCAATCAATTCTTCCGGTTCTTCACCGTCAAGTGTTTTGAGCTCATACGTTGCAGTCACTTCGAGCAATTCACAATTTAATGCATTCGCTAGTTTTGTAAAATCTTCAATTTGTATTTTTGTCGCTTCAACTTCATTTTTAGCAGCTCGCTTTAGTTTTTCTGTATAATGTGCTGAATAAGCAAGAGTTTGTTCTTTGCTTTTATATTTCAATAAAAAGTCACCTGTTTTTTTGTTGCGTAATACGATAAAAGTTTCTGTTTTTTTCATGATTGTTCTCCTTTAGTTTTTCTAAAATCCACCTTGCCAAGTCGGTGCGACTGTTTCAGCATGTCCTTGCTGAGCGGTGCTTGCAAATTCTACTGGCGAAACGCTGTAGCCGTCCTCGATTATGATTGAGCACTCTCCACCAGTGGAGACACGAGTAGCAATGGCTTGAAGTCCTTCTTGTTCCAGCCATTGGCCAAATTCTTGCAATGTTTGTTGATCCATTTGCTCTAGCTTGTCAATCAGGACAAATCCACATTCAGGCTTGAGCTTGCGTACAATAGCAGTTGCGACACGTAGCTGTTGACTGCCACTCATACCGTCCCATCGCTGACCAAGATAGAGCAATTCACCGTCGTCCACAGACAAACCTTCCAGTGGTAAATCTGCATTGGTCAGTAAGTCCGTTTTCTTTTGACGGATGTCAGCGATAACACTATCTAGCTCTTTATACTGTTGGCGATAGCCTTTAGCATCTTCTTCCGCTTTGTCTTTATCTAAATTGGCACGGACTTTAAGATTGGTTTGTTCGATATTTGCAATGTTTGTTTCGATTTCTTCAGTAGATTCATCTTGTAAGTCCATTGTGTCTTTTTGGGCGATTTCAAAATCATTGGCTAGTTGCTGCTGCTTGGTTTTTGCATCAGCTAGCAATTGTTCTAGTCGTTCGACTTCGGCATTAGCAGCATTGAGACTATTTTGGATAGCTACTGCATTTTGACGCTTGCGAGCATTTTCACCATTCTTGGCCAAGATGTCTTGCTGTTGACTAATTAAGTCTGCAATACTAATCAATTCTTTCGGTGCGTCAGGATAGTAAGGCTGTTCTTTAGCAAATTTTTCTTTCTGGTCTGCAATCACACCAATTGCGTGACGTTCGTCATATTTGGCTTTTTCTTGCATTTCCAATTCTGCCAATTGCGGACCAACTCCAATGATTTGTAAGAGTGTACTTGCTTTTTCTTTACTAGTCTGTTCCATAAATTTCGGCAAGTTGATAGCTAATTCTTCTACAAAACTATCTAGCAACTTCTGACCAGCTTTGTTACCGCTAGGGTCAATAACTTTTAGGTCACTGTTCTTGCCTTTGCGTTCCACAACCAAGCCGTTTGACATGGTGATTTTTAACGTAGGCGGAACAACAGAACCTTCTCGCGTTGCTTTGCTAGGCTTATACTTGTTGCCACCTAGCGCCCAAGCGATCGCATCTAGTACGCTCGTTTTGCCTTGGTTGTTATTTCCGCCGACAATTGTCAGACCAGTCGCTGACGGCTCTAGCTTGACTGCTTTAACGCGTTTGACGTTTTCGATTTCTAGTTTATTGATAGTTACCATTATTCAACTCCTTTTATTTGTTAATACCTAAATGATTTTGTGCAATATTTCCGAGCCTCTGCCAATTTCCGTATTCGCTCTCTGCGGTCGTGTTCGATTGCACAAATCACATACATAGCTTCAAGTTCTATGCGCTCGTTTTCTCGTGCTTCACGCTCTGCTTGCTTCTTAGCTTTGCGCCAGTCAAGATGATTGACAAATGCGCCTGCCAAGAAGAATAGCGCGAGCATGAAGACTGCTCCTAAAATTTCACTCATTTAAAACCTCCCGTTTCAACAATTCTTCCTTGATTTTGGTCAGCATATCAATATCTGCCAAAAGAAAGATTCCGAAGTCTGATGGCTTGTTCTCGTCCTCAATCATGTGCTTATTGAGAGCTATCTTGCCGTCAATCCACTCAATCATTTCAATCATTTATTCAACCTCTCTCACTTCCACACCTTCGCAATCAAACACCCAGCCAAAGCCGGCTTGTTCTAGTTCTTCGCGAGTAAATTTATGTTTAAATTTTGGAAACTCACCACACCAGAAATAATTACCTTACTTCCGATTCCTCGAATAAACTCATCTGTGACTGTTGTAATGTCATGTAGTTCAATTTCTCCTTCTGTGTCGTGTATTGCTTTGTAGGATTTGCGGGCAAACTTATCAATTTCGCAAAAACCGATGCACTCATGTCCAGCGGCTTCCATGCCCAGACGAAAAGCCACCGATTCCTGCAAATAAATCAAGAAATTTCAATCTATCCTCCAACTCCGTTAGCGTCTGCAATCCGTTTCGCTTCTTCTGCTTTCTGGCGCTCTTTAAGCTGATATTCTGTATTCAGCTTATTCAGAATAATGTCCTGCGCTGAATTTCTGTTTTGCAACTTTTCGATTTCGCTTGTCTTTTTCTGCGGCTCTGTCTTTAGCTCGTTAATCTGTCGTTGCTGGTGTTCGGTGGATGTGATTAAGCCGACAACTAATAACAAAGCGACAAATGACAAGCAAACCATGATTAGATTAGCGTTCGCTATTGAGCGTTTATTTGTTATGTGCTTAACTTCTAGCGTGCTAACTCGTTCATTCAATGTCATGTTCCGCATTTTTTATGAGTTTTATCCCACGCTCTAAATTTTGGTATCAATTCCATTCACCTCTTTTTAAAAATCGTCGTCTTATCGCCTTCAATTTTCATTGCGCCTTTTGGCACGACTGAAAAACTAATGCTGTTCCATTGTTCGGCTAGTTCAGCCAATTCCCGCTCGACTACTTCAACTGGCTTCTTAGCTAGCTTATTTTTATATTCATTCCCTAGCCTATAGTGGTCGCGCTCCCAACGCTGGATAAGCGTTATTTGTGTGTGATTTTGCATTTTCATCCTCCATATTTTCGATTAACCATTCAAGATTCTTTTTGGCTTTCTTTAAATCCTCAACCCCGTTTTTCTTTTGAAACCGCAGCATGTACTTAATAGCGTTACCCCAGTAAAAACCTTGTTCAGCAGTTAAATTCCCCGCAAAGTTTCGTATTACATCAATTGCTTCAAGACCTTGTGCGCCTTGATAGTGGCCGGGTTTGTTTATGTTGTCTGTTTGCATTTGATAACTCCTTATGTTATACTTAAATAAATGTTTTTTTAGAAGCCTAATCGCTTCACTATGGCCTTGTCCGACTCAATCTCGGCAAGGCTTATTTTTTTAGCTCGATAGCGATTAACTTGCTTCCATTTCCAGAATTTGCGAAATCCTTCGTAGTCGATAAACACCAGCTTATGTGTTGGATTGAACACATACTGTTCAAACTCTGGGTTCTCTCGCATTTCTCTAGCGAATTGCTTGGCTGTTGGAATAGTCAGGCCTTCCCAACGCTGACACAAGTGTTTGTAGTCTCCACCAGTTGGCTGTTCATGTTTATCTGCTGTTTTGTAGATGACTTCCTTGATTTTTACTTGTGGCATACCTCTCTACCTTTCTTTAAAATCAACCCAGCTTTCGCTGATATTTAGTTTTCGATTGACTTGCAGCTTAAGCTCGTCACTGCCTTGACCAGTTTTTAGCAGCTTGGTAATCATAGCGGGACTAACACCGATGACAATTGCCAAATCAGAGCGAGACCAGCTTTTTTCATCTAGTCGCTGTTCAACTAGCTCAAGCCATTTTTTATGCTGTTGGCTCATCTATTTTCTCCTTTCTATCTAAATTCATCTAAGCTAACTTCTAGTGCGTCAGCTATTTTTTTAACCGTCTCAAAATGTAAATCTTTTACTTCTCCATCTCTTAAACGGTAGATTCCAGCTGTCCCAACACCAGCTTTTAAGCAAAGTTTATAAACTGTCCATTTTTTCTTTGAAATTTGTTCAGCTATTTTTTTCCAAAGCATTCTAGTTTACTCCTTATCTAGTTTTATTATTATAATTTTTATTCCCATGTGTATCTTTCTACTACATATTGTATAAAACAAAAGCGAATATTCGTATTATATACAATATATTGACGAGCAACGTTTTTCATCATATAATATAATTATGATTAACAGATAAACCAACTTTAACTACCAATTAAATTTTTATGTGTTAATCAAATACAAGAGAAAGGAGGTCGAGTTATGTACTTTGTAATCTACAAATCATCTAACAACCAATATTACTTTGTAATTAAGGGTGCTAATCATGAAGTTGTCGCAACTAGCGAAACTTATATTTTAAAGTCATCAGCCAAGAAAACGATTGAATCAATTAAAAATAGTATCAATCCCGATTCAACGGTAATCGATGTATCCGATTAGCAAGACTTGTCAACTCTGCTGCATATCCCAGTAGAGTTTTTTCGTATAACTCTAGGTTACTTATATCCTGACTTTCGCCTTTAAAGTGGAATAATTCTAGCTCATGAGCTATCTCATTTAGCTCTTGGGCTTTTTGACTGATTTTTTTAACCAATGATTGAAACTCATCCGCTATATTGACTTGATTATTTTTCATCCCCCTACCTCCTTTCTATCAATCTATAAGTTAAAGAGTTAGTAAATCATTTTATAAAATTCTTGACAATCTTCACCCAAAAGGTTAAAATAAAACCATAACTAAAAACCTTGATAAAACACTACATCTATCAATTTATTTGCTCGCCAAAGCTATTTATATTTAGATAAGTTTTTTACTTAGGTTTTAACTAACTCTTTAACTTACAAAAACTATTTTACACCCAATAAGGTGATATGTCAACTATTTTTCACCTAAAAAGTTGAAATATTTTTTGTTATGCTTCAGAAAGGTTGATTTAACAATGTTTCCGACATACGAAAAAATAAAAGAACTTGTTGATAAAAGAGGGATTTCTCTTACAAAATTAGAGGAAGATTTAGGCTACAGTAGAAATACACTCTATAAGTTGAAATCTCAAAAACCAAATGCTGAAAGAATTTCTGAAATCGCTGATTATTTCCACGTCAGCACCGATTATCTTCTCGGTCGAACTGATAATCCTAAAGTAGCTTCGAATAGCGCGCAATCTGAAGTGGATCTCAAAGAATTAGCGAAAGAAAGTTTCTTTTACGACGGTCATCATTTAAACGATGAGGACATAGACCTTATTTCATCGTTGTTAGAAACAAGAATAAAAAATAGACAGGATTGACCCATTATGACGCAAATCGCCTATTTTGATGGCAGAGACTCCGGAATTAAAGGAGTTTATAACAAACCTTTTGATACTGTGTTTGTCAATGCGTATCTCGATGAAATCGAAAGAAAAAAAGTGACCTATCATGAATTAGGACACAAAAATCATAGCGCTAATGATTACAAATACAATCGCGAGCGCTGTGAATTACAAGCGGATAGAAATATGATACATCATCTTATGAAAGAAGAACTTTCCACCTATGATGACGTTGAAGATTTCAATTATGCTCGTTTTATGCAAAAATACAACCTAAAAACCATCGCTGATGAAACGATGATTTTAGAAGAATATAACGCCTTAAAAGAAACTATGTGAGTTTTAAAAAATTTCATTAGGAGGTTATTATGAAATTTTGTCCCGAATGTGGAAATCCTGTAGAAGGATTTAAGTTTTGTCCTAATTGTGGATTTTCTATCACTAACCAAACCACAGACGATACAGCAAATAAAACGTTGAAACAAACTGTAAAGAATTCAGTTAATTCCTACGCTAACAGAAATAGACGAACAGATAAAATCGGTCCACTTGAGATAGATAGAGTTCATCACGCTTATCGAATTCATGGAGCTAGAAAAGCAAAAGGTTCTAGTGTGCTAGGTGGTACAGCCAAGTTTATGGGAAAAGCTACCCTTGCAGCTTCTACTGCAGGATTATCGCTCTTAATTCCAAGCAAGAAAGATAAAAATGATACTGGGTGGTATTCTTTTGAAGATTTGGTTTCATACGATTTGATAATCAACGATCAAGCTGTCGTGTCTGGTGGCGTTGGGCAGGCGTTAGTTGCTGGAGCTGTATTTGGGGGCTTAGGCGCAATTGCTGGTGGAATCGTCGCAAGAAGAAAAAATACTACCAAAATCCTTAATATGACCATTCGTGTAACGTCTAATGACTTTAATAAACCCGTTGTGTTTATTGATTTGATCAGGAAACCAATAAAAAACACTTCTAAAGAATATAAAGAAGCATTAGAAAACGCTCAACGAATTATTGGCGCATTGGATGTTATTGCACATAATTCATAAGTAAATAGTATAGAAAACTTTTTTAGAAGTGATGAAGGTGAAGAAATGAAAGAAATAATTTATTTAGATACCAAGCTGGTCAATTCATTGTTGGCACAATTAGACCAAGGATTAATTTTAAAACAAATTAGTGAAGAAAATTCTTCTAAAGGAAACGTTGATGAAGTTACAGAACAACGAACAACAACCAAAACTGGTGGCGTAGGATTCGCACCATTTGTAAATGGAGGACTATCAGAGGCAAGCACAGATATGGACAAGCATTCAGTTGTGTACTCATCAGAAAACAAAGAGTTGCTAGAGACTGCGATAGACGATTTCTCTCTTGATTTGCTTCTAGACAAGTTATCCTCATCGTTAAAAGATGAACATCAAGCCAAAGAAGGTGACTTCACAACAAATAATGACCATTTCATTATATATGACTTTTCCTACTTAAAGAACGCAGTCAATGTAGATGCATTAAAATTCTTCATTCCAGAAGAAATTACTCAATTTGAAAAAATGCAAACAGAACTTTCTAAGCTCAATAAAAGGGATAAAACAAAGCACGCAAGCAAAATCAAAGAGATAAATTCAGAAATAGAAAATAGCCTGCCAGTTATTTTCAGAAAGATCGCCGACTTCTCGAGCTATATGGACAACCTATTCAAAGACTGTGTATTATTCAAGATAGGAAAAAATATCTGTATATGCGAAAATAAAAACATCCGTATTCCTCAAAGCACCCTATCACTCTTAAATGGCACAAAAAGAAAAGCCACCATGCTAGGCATTGTGACTTCAAATATTGATAACTTAGATTTGATAGATTTTTCAAATGGACAACCAAACAAAGTATTATCTCACGGAGCGAATGCTTTTATAACCATTACAACCAACTCCTTTGATATCGTTCAAGCAGGGGACACTTATATCCGCCCTATCGCTCTTTATTTTGAATAG